CCATCGACGAAGGAATCCTTCGCCAGTCCTTCACGGAAAGGAGGGTCCCTTTCACGGTCCGCGACAAGCTCGTAGAGGAAAGGATCGTCCTGAAATGGAAAGACGACGAGAACCCGAAGGCGCTCATTAAGAAAACCGACATGAAGTTCCTTATCGGACACTCTCCGGACTGGATAGAGGCGCTCATCTACTGCATCGACCGCGTGGACAACGCGAAGAAATCCAGGAAGGTGCGTCGCGGTGACTGGTCTTGGTTCGGAATGTAGAACACTAAAAATAGAGATATGAGACTCAAACCATCAATCAGGGTGATGACTCCGGAACAGATACTCCGGAAGACGCCCTTCTCCATCCCCATCCCCTCCGGTGTCGGGGTTGTAGGGAACGCAAGGCTACTCTCGCCTGGGACGGTATATGTGAACCCGCTGGACAACGTTCAGAGGACCATCAGGACACAGGCGGACTTCGTTCGGGAATACCACCCGTCCTCACATGCGATCAACAACATCAAATACTACCCGAATACGATGTACGTCAATCGGGAGACCGGGGCCTACCAGGCGAAGGTGCGCTCCCGCATCGCCGTCGGCTTCCAGCAGTACATCCACCTCCAGAGGAAGGAGGCCCTCCTCGGGAACAACGTCGGAATGAGGCTCGTCTCCGGGGCGACTGACCCCTCGATGATCGACCGTCTTGCCTTCTTCCGCGAAGGATGGGAGGACAAGGATATGGAGGTGGCCGTGAACAAATCCATCGGTGCGGATTTCCTCACCGCAGATACCGCCGTATATGTCTACATGGATGAGGGAAAGGTACGCTGGAGGGTATTCTCCTATAACGACGGCGACGTCCTCTATCCGCATTACGACACCCTCACGGGCGACCTGTCCCTGTTCGGACGGCTGTATTACCAGAGCGACTGGGACGGTAACACCAGGCAGTACCTGGACGTCATCGACAAGACCCACTTCGTGACCTACAGGCAGGACGAGAACAACGAAGGCTGGGAAATGGAGGGAGAACCCGTACCGCACGGATTCCCTTACTGCCCGGTCGCGTACCACCGTTCCGATAACGGTCCCGTGTGGACGGCATCGCAGTCCCTCATCGACGGGTGGGAGATCGCCCTATCGCAGTTCGCGGAGAACAATGCCGCCTATGCCCTCCGAATCCTCTACACGCTGGGTGGTGACTTCGAGATGATGTCCAACGTGGACGGGACTCCGGCCCGCATAGATTCCATTGATCCCAACGCGAAGGTGGGATTCCTGGAGCCAGCCGCCGGCGCCGACGGAGCATTCGTGAAACAGCTCGAACTGATGAAGAAGGAGATCCTCCGTGGATCGTTCGTAGTGGAGACCCCGGAGATCAAGTCCGGCGCCGACATCTCCTCCAGGACGGTCAAGATGCTGTTCGCAGACTCCTATATGAAGGCGATGTCCGACTCTATGGAGTACCAGGGTTTCCTGAACCGGATCTCCGACCTGTTCAAGTTCGGTTACTTCATGGAGAAGGGTCGCGTGGCTGAAGTGGAGTCCTTCAAGGTGAAGACCTACCTCGACCCGTTCATCTTCCTGTCCGAGAACGACGTTATCGCCGGCATCCAGCAGCTCGTCACATCCGGAGCGATGTCCGTCAAGACCGCGACCGAACTTGCCTACAACATCGGATATTCCTCGCCGGACGAGGTGAAGCGCATCACCCAGGAGGCCCACGATGAGCTGGTGGCGCAGGAACAGCTCCAGGCCGCTTCCGTCGCAAGGCAGAACCCCGTAGCACAATCGCGCGTAAATGCTGAATAACGAACTCGTCGCGTCGAAGACGGCGGCCTACAAGAAGGATTCCCGCAAGGAGTTCGACAAGGCCGTTGCAGCACTCATAGCACTCGCGTACAGGTACAGGAGGTTCGGCGCGGAGTTCCTCTGGGACAAAGACCCGGAACTGGAGATGGAGGCGAACCGCATCTGCCGGGAGCTGTCCGACGCACTCGCACAAAGGGCGAAACTGACCGCCGCGGCGATCATGGAGGATTCCCTTGCCGAATACGATTTCGACGAGGCATGGGATGCCGAAACCGGTGACGATTTCGTCCCGGTCATCACCCGCTTCGACCAGCAGGGCAGTTTCCTGAAAGAACTCCTGGAGGTGTGGATCGCACTTGCCTTCGTGCATTCGCTCACACAGGGGGAACTGCGGGTTCTTATTTCGCGCTATCTCGCGAATCCGTTCACGTCGCCGCTTTGGAAAGACCTACCGAAAGACATCCTTGCGTGGGGAAGGGGATACTCGAAGGATATAGCGTCACAAATTGCCGTTATCGGCCAGAACGCAATCATCGCGGCAATTAGAAACGCGGAATGGCAAGACGCTATGGCGAACGGAGCATCCTATTACATCCGCCGGCGTGGTAGTTACTACGATTGCCCGGACTGCGACGAGCTATGCGGGTATCCCATCCCGATAGAACAGCCGTTCGTGTTCCTCCATTCGAGATGCTGTTGTCTTGCGGAGTATCACTTTGAACCGATGCCGTTATGAGATTCAAGGGAAAGTTCAACAACAAGAAGATGGAAACCCCGGACGGGGTATTCGACTCCAAGGGCGAATGGCAGAGGTGGCTATTCCTCAAGGACGCCGAGAGAAACGGCCAGATAAGACAGTTGGAGCGTCAGGTCAAGTTCACCCTCATCCCGACCCAGTACCGCACGGAAATCGTGCATTTAAAGACCAAGGACAAGGAAGTCCAGCGGGTTGCGGAGCGGGAGATAACCTACACGGCTGATTTCGTGTACAGGAAACTCAAGAAGGTAGTCCCGGTCGGACTGTTCGGAGATGCGGAGGTCTGGGAAAGGGTGGTAGAAGATTTTAAGGGGTGGCCTAATGACAGGTGGCCCTTAAAGAAAGCCATGATGCTCTACTTCCACGGGATAGCGATCCGGGAGGTCAAGAAGCCGACCGAGCCGATTTGATTTGGAGAAAAGAAAACTATTGCATATCTTTGTATCGGTTAATGCAACAGCATAACTCGAAAATTTAAGGTTCGGCCCGTCAGCTATGGCGGGCTTTTTCATTGTTTCGGAGTGGATTATGTTGATTGAAAGGACGAATTGAAAAGACAATACCGCCACCCTTATATCCCTTCTAAACCCGGAGATGCAGAGAAACTGCAAAGTTAGAAAGCGATAAATTCACAAAATCAACCTCAAAAAGTCAATTTTGGCACACTTTGACTGCGTGTTTTGCCCGAAAAAGCGTTCTCGACCGGCGGTAGGGTCGTGCTTTAACGCCTCACCCAAGTTGGCTCTCGCTTATGCCCGGCTGGTTGTTTAGAAGGTCGCGGGAGTTAAGGGGTTCACTTGCCCGCACTGGTTGGAGTCCTGCCGTCCGTGTCGCATAAGTTCAAAGGCGATGTGGGTTTCATTGTTTTTCAGGAGGTGAAACCGTATTAGTCCTCCCCGCAGTCAAAGACCTATAAGCGTACCTTATTTCCCTTCCGCAGTTCGCTCGCCTGGGGCAACGCGCCCGATGGATACAATAATTCGCATCGGTCGGTCACGGACAACACAATGCGAATTAAAGTCAGCTCTATGGACGGCTGTGATGGATCTATGCAAGTGCCGACCGTGACATCGGTACGACACAAATGTAGGCAATCTAAATCAAGCGGCTACAAAAATTATTGACAATTATTGACCTTCCTCCGAAAGTTTCCTGACCTCTTCCTCGAACCCGGCCATCTCACGCATCTCCTCGGTCGCCTCGTCGTCATCGCCGTCCGGGTCGAATCCGTACCAGTCGGGGTGACGCTTCAACGCATCCTCCGTGGACTTGATAATCTCCTGCACGAAGCCGTCGTCCGGGACTACGGAAAGGAGCGACCACATCACGGCTACCCAGGTCTTTATCGTACCGTGTCCAGCCTCTCCCATCTGCATGATGTTTCCAAGCCAAATGCCTAACGGCATACGCTTTATAATCCTTATCTTGAAGCAGGAATTCAAGTCGGTCACGGAGACGTAGCCGTTGTCCCCCTCGTCACGGACGAAGAAGTTGCCGATTCTGGTCTCGCCTTTCTCCAGGCGGACTTTGCCATCCTTGTTTACTCGCATAACTATTCAAACACTTTCCGGTAATGTTCGCAGAGGGCCTTCCGGGTGGGGAACACCTCACAGTTCAGGAAGATGTAGGGCTTCTCCCGGTTCCGCAGACGGATTTGGCAGAGGTTGGTGTCGATGCTCACCAGGACTCCCTTCTCGATCATCCCCGTGTTGTACATCGCCTGGGAACACCACACCCAGCATTCGTCACCTACTTTCATATATCAATCGGTTAAGTTATCTAATCTCCTCCACGAACCAGACGTTCTTCCCATCCATCCTGTCCCACCTGGAACATTGGATGTCGTTGCAGTTCACGATCGTCCCGTCCACCGAACACCTCCGGAACCAACAGCCCTTGCAGGCGGCCGAGAAGGAATGGACGGGCCTCCGCTCGACACAGCGCAGGCGCACCCCGTAACGCTCCACTATCTCTCCGACGGGAACGTACCTCGTAGGAAGCGACCGAGACCTCGGCGATACGAACTTGTCATCCATCGGCACAAAGATAACAAGTCAATCAATAAATGTCAATATTAATTTGCGATTGTTGATAACATTTCGTATAATCGTGGCCGAACACTACAAGGAAGCATACAGCGTTAGCTGGAAATCCCCCGTGGCTTTAGTAGTGTTCAGTCGCGGGGGATTTTTTTGAATCTATGGAAACCTACATCAAAATCTACGACTGGATGGCATACCTCCCCATTGAGGAAAGGGTGGTCTACGCCCTCATTCTCCAAATGAGCGAGAACGGACTTGGATACTGGGCCGGATACAAGGCAATGGCCGACCGGCTTCACATGAAGAAGTCAGAATGCAAGCGGTACATCGAACTCCTCGTCAGGGCGGGACTCGTCACCGTCACCACCGAGAGCATCAACCATAAGACAAGGAGGGTTTTTCGTGCGAAACGGCCTTTTTGACTCACGCGCTGGCGTGGGTGTATTATACGCGTGGGTGCGGGCGCAGATAGAACTAAATAAAGCTACGGCTTCTATATTTAGAGAATAATAAAGAAATAAAAACCTATACAATGCCCTTCGTGCAAAATGTCAGGTTTTTGTATTTGAGCCATCACTTTCTTCCGCCGATGTCAACTCCAGTCAACGACTCTATGCCAAAAATGCCCAAATTTCGCTTTTCGCAACAAAGACGATAAATTCCTCGCTTAAGTAGAGAAAGTCCGAAATTCGGGACTTTAGGCCGTAAGGATTGTACGCTGGAGAGAAGTCCAGGACTCTATGCCGAAAGTGAGGAAAGAAAAATAAAAAAATTTAAAAAATGAAAAGTCAATTTGAGAATTTTGGAAAAGCAAATTGAGAGCGTAGGGTTGGGGTATGTTTAGTATCCGATTTGTCCCCCTGGGGGGCCTTCATCGGGCAAAAAATCGTTACTTTTTGTAACAAAAGTAACTTTGACTATTTGTCCGGGCTTGTTTTCGCTTTTCTACGCTGGTATAATGGGCATTTATGACAGCGCAAAGGACTATAAAAGCGCTGGATCTGGTTATCTTTGGCGGCCTGTCGGTCGTCTCTTTGGGTCTGTTGTATTGCTTTTATGGCGTCTAGCTGCGTTTTTGGATCGTCCGCGGCCTGTTCAATGATCCTGTTTATTTGTTTGCGCTGGTTTTCAGGGTTATAATAGTCAATCCTCCCGGATCTCTCTAACTTTGTGCGGTTATTATCCCGGCCTTCATCCTCTTTTTTCGTTTCATCATCCGCCGGCCTTGCAACTTCTTTCAATTCTTCAACAGCTTTCAGGGCCTTTTCATAGGCTTTCATTATTTCCGGCCTTCTC